CCAGTGCTGGATGACTGCTTGGATAAGATACTGGGGGAGAAAAAAGGATAGTAATGAATTTAGGCCGGGCGTTCCCCTTACAAGAACGTGACACACCCGAAGCCGCCAGGGTCCGGTCTAAAGGCGGCACTAACATTAACCAAAGCAAAAGGAAAACATGATGAAGACAGAATCGAAACAGGATCTAAGAGACAAGGTTGATATCCTTGAGGAGGAGGTAGAAAGCCTAGAAGAAAAGGTTGCTTATTTTGAGAGTAAAGTCGAAGAGTTAGTAGAAAGAAACGAGGGGCTGATGAAGTCCTTGGAGAGACAAGCTGATTTTATTCGTGAGAAAAGATACGTTGCTAAAGATGGCTGGGACTTACTAGACAAGATTTGCATGGAGGACTTTGCACTCATGTTCTCTCATTTCGACCGCCACATATATTTCAGTGCTCAAGGCAACAAAGATAGATGGATGAACTTCAAGCTAGATGATAGTTACGAAGTTAGTTCAGAAGGCGGTGAGTTGAATCTTTACCTTAAACCTAATTCTATTTATGAGGGTCTTTTCGAGGTTTTAGATCGAGAGGAAAAAGATGGAGAAGATTAAATCAGACGGCAGCACTGCCGAGTATTACGAGCTCCCTGAGTACGCCACTGAGCTACAGCACCTTATCTCTTTCAAGAATATGAATGCTCAGATTGGCGAGATATTCAGGGCTTGTTTCCGATACGGTCAGGTCGAGCACAGCGATAGGCTTCGAGATGCAAAGAAAATTAAGTTCTATGTTGAGGCTGAGATCGAAAGGCTAACCAGGCTTAGGGAGAAAAAAGATGGAAGCTGAGTTTGATACAGAAGAGCGACAGTTCTGTGCTGATGCACTCAAAACCCTGTTTGATAATATGAAAGATGAAGTCGATGTAAACGTCTTCATGGAAGTTTGTTTGGCTTTGTCGTTCACCTACATGGTGCAGTTTGCCGAGATGGACAGTATCTACGCCATGCTGAATGACATCCAGCAAAGGTTTGGAGAGGATCTAGAACAGGAGGCAAAACCGACATGTCACTAGAAACAATACACAATCCTGCCAGAGAGGAGGCAGTTCTCAGGATACTGCATAAGAACAACATCTCCCCCTGGGCAAGAACATACTGGGCAAGAACTTATTCTGGACTAATGAGGGCAAAGCATGAAGCTAAGGTATTATCAAGAAGAAGCAGTTGATGCTACTTTTGATTGGCTTCATACCCAGAGCACCTATCCACTAATCGTTCTGCCAACTGGCAGTGGCAAGACGATTGTCTTCGCCAATATCATCAAGCGATTGTTCGATCATACTGGGGGTTGTCGGATATTGATCCTGGCCCACAGGCAAGAGCTCATCACACAAGCCAGAAACAAACTGTTATCTGTGTGGCCATGTGCTCCTTGTGGTGTCCTTGCCGCCAGTATCAAAGAGTTTGATTCACAAGCGCCGATTGTTATCGCTAGTCGAGACACGATCGCAAGCCAGAAGCGGTTAGAGGCAGCTGGTCATTTTGACTACATCATTGTTGATGAGGCTCATCATGTCGGTCCTGACAAATCCAGTCGGTATCGAAAGATCTTTGATCACTTTGAATCGACACAATACTACGCACCTAGAATATTTGGTGTGACTGCTACGCCTTATCGCATGGGCCAGGGGTTTATTTACGGTCTTGAAGATCACTTCTTTGGCGGTGTCTCTTATCAGATAGGCATACCCCAGCTAATCAAAGATGGTTATCTCTGCCGATTGTCTGCATTCAAAGTGGATGACCAGGCAGTGATTGATGCATCGACTGCGCGGGTGAAGTTCAAGGGCGGTGACTATCGTGAATCGGATCTTGAGAAGCTTGCCATGGAAGATCAGACCATGCTTTCGATTGTGGCCGACTGGATTGACAAAGCATACAGCAAGGGTCGAATGAGCTCTGTCTTCTTTTGCGTGACAGTCGCTCACGCAAACAAGATGTGTATGTTCCTGAAGGATGCTGGTATCGAGGCAGCAGTGATCACGGCAGAAACACCATCAGAGATTCGAGAGAAGGTTCTCGAAGACTTTGAAAACGGTGTGATCAACGCATTGTGCAATGTTGCTGTACTGACTGAAGGCTGGGATGCGCCCAGGACAGACTGCATCGCTTTGCTTAGACCGACCAAGTCTCTTGGTTTGTATGTACAGATCTGTGGTCGAGGCATGAGAACCTGGGGAGATAAGCAAGACTGCATGCTTCTTGATTATGGCGAGAACATGAACCGCCATGGTTGTATTGACAGAGCAAAACCAGAGCGCCCACCCAAAGAGGATGAGCCAAAGATATGGATATGCGATGCGATTACTGAATCAGGATTCACATGCCTGGCTGTAAACGAGTGGCAGGATAGAAAGTGTATTGAGTGTGGCGCTGATAAACCGATAACAAGGGAAGCACCACCAGAAAAGAAAGAACCAGATGCAGCAACCGATCGTGTAGCAGCTTTTGGTAACGTCTTATCTGATGAGCTTGATGGTGAGGTTGAAGAGCTTGAGAAGATAAAAGAAGTTGAAACTATCTGGGCCGAGGTGAAGACATCAAAGGCTGGGAACACCTACCTGGATGTGAAGTTCAAAGTGATGGATGAATACTGGCCTCACTCAATGCCATTCATGATAGGCATGAACGGTCCAGCAGGAAGGCTTGCAGATAAGAAGTGGCGCGCTGTTGTAGGTAAGAGGGGCGCGATTCCTAGAGATGTTAAGTTTGCATCAGAGATGGTCAATGCAGGTTCGTTCAATCACATAAGAAAGATTGCAGTAAGAAAAGAAGGGAGATATTGGAATGTCGTTAGTGTCTATGTTTGATGAGATAGACAAGAAGCTCGAAGAGAATAATCGCCAAAGCAGAGGGCATCTTGGATTCAGTATTATCGGTGATGAGGATGAGCACAAACTGTGGATGAACTTCCACTGGTGCTTGCCCAACACATTTAGTGGTCGCATGTTACGGCTGTTTGACCTGGGTAATCGTATCGAGGATCAAGTGATTGATAACATCAAAGAGAGTAAACTATTTGGTATCGCATCCCATGACGAGGATGGTAACCAGATTAGGGTTTCTTCTTTGGGTGGTCACTTCTCAGGTTCCTGTGATGCATTACTTAGAGGTGTTCTGCCGCCACCCGAAGAAGATCTTGTTCTCTTGGGTGAAATCAAAAGCGCAAACGACAAGCGATTCAAAGAGCTCAAAAAGCTTGGCGACTACGAGTTGTGGAGCGAAACCTACAAGTGGCAGATACATTGCTACATGGGTGGTCTTGGTCTGACCAAATGCATGGTGATTGTTGTCAACAAGAACAACAGCGAGGTATACACACAGATCATCGACTATGACCCAAACATCTGGGAGAAGGCTCTAGAACGCGCTGAGAGAGTGATTACGAGTATGGAGCCACCCAAGTATGGTAGAAGGTCAGAAAAGGACTACACGCTCAAGACAGAGTCTAAAACGTATGTTGATATCTACAGTCGAAAGCGTTTCCCTGAGTGGGTCAACTGCCGCAACTGTGCGTTCTCCAAACCTGTTACCACAAGTAACGGTGCGAACTGGATATGCACACGAAGCAATAAAGTGCTTGACCTCGAGACACAGAAGGCAAGCTGCAAGACTCATCTATGGAATCCTAATCTGATCACCACTGCTACCCATCTGCCAGAAGAGAGCAATGATGATGTGATCGCATATCAGTCTGGTGTCATGAAGTTCTACAACGCAACGCCAAAAGGCATGCAGGATGGTCCGTATTACAGCAGCCCTGAGTTGCGTGAACTATCCAAGACAGGATTCGATACCAAGCAAATGAAAATGGCTCAAGAGATAAAGAAAGAGTTTCCTGGTAGCCAGGTGGATGTAGTGAACGAGTCTATTGTTCCGTTCTAGACGCGAGGATCTTTAACTATGTTGATCTTCAGACCAGGATATAGAGCTTCGACCAGTTTCTTCTTGAGCGAGAACACTTGGGTG